ACAAAACCCTTACGGGTAGTGGTCGCCTCGTACGCAAGACCTAGGACATCCTCTACATCTGTCTTCATATAGAGGGCTTTTCCATTTGTTTTCTTCACATGTTTACAATGATCAAAGAGGGTGGAGTTAATCTCAGCCAGATGGTCAGAGCGCAAGCACTTATCCGTGTTCGTCTCCATACCAACTTGACCACCGTTATAGATAATCCTTGAGGATAAATCTGAAGTAGCGGTGGGCTCTCTGACTAAGAGATCATCTCCATTTATCAGCGATCTATGTTGAGTCCATTCATTAAAACCAATCTCCTTGCGTTCCAACAAATCGGTCAAGGACATGTCGACAATGGTCTTATTTGTCAAGCACAGAAGAGGGAAACTTAAAAGGCTGCCCATAGGCTGCCCACGAAAGAACCCTTCTGTAGGACCAAAGTCAGGGTCCCCCTCCTGGGGGGCCATCAGAGGACAACGAAATCCTAACCTTAAACACCCGATCACTTCCATGCACCTTCTTTCATCATCGGTAAGTCCTTCTGCCATCTCGACAAGGACTTCGATACCGGCCCTAACGTACTCGACCTTGATGTTGTCTGTGGCTCCGACGTAGTCGAAGCTAAGATAAGGACCAAGGCCGTTAAGGCTGTCAACATGCTCCGAGGTGGGGTCCCCTTTAAGGAGCCAGCCACGACGAGAAAGAACGGAGTACAACGAAGTGTGAAGGTGATGCAAAGTCTCAGAATTGAAAGAAGAAAAGCACGTGACTATGCGAGGTTTCCCAGAAGAGAAAACCAGCACAGGATATGCTTCATCGGAAAAAGGTTCTTCATTCCAATTACCACCAGACGCACAACCATGCATTCGAGCCGACGAACCATTAGGGACGAAAGGGACCTTAGTCCTATTCCAACCGGCAGGAACGTTGGCCCTGAACGCACGCTTGTACGCCTTTATGTGCTCTGCATCCACCTCCACAGGCTCCGCCATTCTCCTTTTCCAATTTCCCACTTTTTCTAAGAACCTAGGCTCACATTGCTTACAACATGAATCCTCGGCCTTCTGGGCAGTCTTAAGGGACAACTCCTGGACAACAGTAAGGTCGTGACCAAAAAAAGCCTTGCGAACGGCGGCCCGAAGGCCACCGCATTCAATAGGATCAGCTTTCTTCACCCACGAGAGTCCGAGCTCTCTACCAAAAAACCTTATTAGGAAATCGGCTTTCTTTCGTAGCTTAGAGGAAAATTTACAAGACGTAAGAGGCTCCTCAGGAGAGAGGGAACTGAACTTGTTGTCAGAACGGTTCGGCCGAGTAAGATTAGGAGTTTCATCGAAAAGAAACTCTAAATCAAAACTCTTGCCCTCTTCCATTGCAGCCTTATACGCCTTCTTGGCCTCTACCCACTTTTCAACCTCATCACTTCCCCACGGAACTTCTCCTTTTTTTAACCCGATATCCGAAAACGTCGGTTCTTTTATATTTTCATCATCAGTTGGGTCAAGGGCTGATGAATGGGGGTGATTATGAACGGAAGAGGGCTCACCCAGACCCTGCCGTATAGTTTTCGCCAACCTAATCCCCTTGCGCCTTTTCTGTTTAACTTCGATAGCGCGTCGAATGGTTGCACATCGTGCAGAAGAACCAACACGACCCTCTCCAGTCTCGTCCCAAAACCCCCGCAGGTTAGCGTCGGAAATAATGTCACCACTATAACCCCCACTAACCCCAGAATCACAGCGCTGTCTCGGTTGCATCCCAGAGGGACACCCGAGATCCTTCAGCCCATTGCTGGACTCGAAGCTACGCCAACCGCGTGACTCTACGGCCCCCAAGCTCGACGCCAAACCGTCCGGTCGAAACCGTAAGGACTCC